GTGTTGACTGTTATGTTAATTAGTAGTTAGATAAATAAAACATCACACGCTAGATAAATGAAATAAACCAAAACAAAATCGAACAAAATAAAACAGAAAATAAAAATAAATTTCACATAGTAAAAACGGCGATAACACCGCTTTTACCATGCGCAAAAATTAAAAATTCCGAATCAACAGCTCAAAAGACTCTTTTCGAGTCTGACCTTCCACGCCACGCCCACGCGAGTATTTAATTGCCAACTGCTCAATCTGAAAATCAGCAAAAACATCACGCATTTCAGGAATATCATTGACGGAAATTAACATCTTGCCTTTCATTGCTCGCATAATGTCAGCCATACGCACATATTGCGACATATCAAACACCATTCCATAGCCAGCCGTACCGAAATAAGGTGGGTCGCAATACACCAGCGTGTTCGTACTATCGTAGCGTTCAATGCAATCATGCCAAGGCAAATTCTCAACAAAAACTTTATCCAAACGTTCAGATAACTGAACAATATCATTTTCAAAACGCGAGGCAGAGAGACCAGCCGCCGCCGACCTTGAATAACCAAAAGACGGGTTCGCCATACCGCCGCCAAACGCCATGCGGTTAATCGCATAATATCGCGCCGCCCGCTGAATATCCGTTAAATCATGGATAGGCTGAGACTTTAACCGCTCAAAAAGCCAGCGACTATGCAGCATACCAACAGACTGTTTAGCCAATTCAGCATGGTGATATTTAACACAGCGATACAGATTGATAAGTTCGCCATCAATGTCATTAATCACTTCGGATTTAGAACGGGGCTTGCGTAACAAAATTGCCGCGCCGCCACAAAAGGCTTCGACATAGCAAGTGTGCTTGGGGAATTGGGAAAGAATAAAAGGAGCGAGTTTCGATTTACCGCCCATCCAGCGCAGGATAGGTTTACAAAAAGGTTTGTTCATTAAAAATTCCATAAAACAAAGGAACTTTAAACCTAGTCTAAACCATTACAAAAGCAAGTAATTACCCAATAATTCCATAATTTCAGCCTTTTCAGCCTCAGAAATACCCAAATACGGACGCGCTGGAATATCGCCCCACAAATGCGGAAACTCTGCTTTCGTACCGCCAAACTGCATCATGGCTGCTTGAACCATATTACTACCAACTTCAACCGCGTTATCACCCAGCAGTTGAGGTTCAATAGAATCTGCCAAATGCCCCTCATCGGTCAACGGCAACGCCCCATTCTTATTAGCCAGCGTTACCTTACTATTCTTAGCCCAAGGCTCGCCATCGGGCGCAGTTGCACTGGCAAAGCGTTGTTTAGTGCCTTCAGTCAGAATCTCACCAATGCCAAGTAAAGCAGGTCTTAAATTACCCGCGCGTTGCTCAATGCCTTGCAGATTCGTGATGACAGCTTCCATGCCGATAATAGAAATATCCAGCATCAGCCTTTCCTAAAACTAGGCAACTGCAAACCATCCAATATCACATTCATCTTATCGAAAGAATCCCGTTTGTCTTTCTGCAATAATTCTATTTCGGATGAAGTCAGCATCCTTTTTTGAACCAATGAGGTATCTGGCTTCTGATTCGGTAAGACCATCGAATCCGTAGCCAAAGAAGCTAATCCACCAGTGTTCGAGTTCATGGTATTTATCTCGTAATGTCGTTAAAGTTTGCGGCGTAATCGCCAATACAGACGAATAATTCTTACCTGTTAAAGCCGTTGCCGCAATCGTTTCTATATCAAATTGTCCTAAATAGCCGCGCAAACTCGCCAGTGTTCCGCCTTGTGTCAGCGTATCATCAAAAATAATCGCATACTGTGCTGGTTGACTAGGTTTTCCAGCAAACGGTGGAGGAAAGGCTAATCGTGAAAAACCATCTGCGCCCGTGCGTGTAACTTTTGCCGCTTGAACAATATCCAATTCAACAGGCAAACCAAATTCCCTACCCATCACCATCGCATAAGCCAATGGAATGCGGTTAATACTGATAGCTTCCTCAGCATGAACAGGAATCAGTAACGGCTTTTTATCGCCAATCACTTTTTCTAATTTAGCCACTGCTTCAGGATTAATTAAATCCTTAACCAATAATATAGCGGCGTTTAAATCACCTGCTTTAGCAGCGGCATAGCTTGAATGTTTAGACGCATCACCTAAGCCAGCGTTCAATATCACATTAGGAAAATCAGCCTGCCAAGGTTGACGATACGGCGCGATGGGCTTCGTGGTTAATGGTTGCTGACTAGATAATGGCACTATTTTACCACTGGATAGGTTATTCATATCCTTAACAAAAGCCGTTTTTAAGGGTGTTGGCAACGCTGCCGCCTTATTTGCCACAAAGTCACTGCCCAATGACGCACTCGGCGCATAATCAAAGCCATAATCAATGCCCTTGGGTATCGTATGCGTCACACCATTGCGGTCGGTATGTTGATAAGTGCCATTATTTGGTGCGGGCTTGCCTTTATATTCTTTAGAACCAACCGCCATAATGCGGCAACGGCAACCCCAACCGTTGGGGCAAAAGTGGGTATGCCACCAAGGATGATCGTGTGGCAGCACCACACCATTCCAACTTTGATGCAAAAGTCTTGGATGTGCTTGGACATCATTATGAATATATTTCCAATACGGACGAACTTTCAGCAAATCAGGGTCATTGAGTTGCGCCCACCGCCCCGCCGCATAACTAGTTGACATATTCGTTTGATAAATCACCTTCGTGCGCCACGCCACACCTGCATCCGTGCCTTCACCCGTCCAACCAGTCCAGCCGTGCTTTTTGACAATATTGTCAAACTCACCACGAAACCACGCCAGCGTCTTGCCTTCTTTAATCGCTGTACCGACAGCAGTTTGCAGATCGTTCAATAAATCTGCCTTTGCCGCGCCTGCTACAATAAACGACTTATCATGCGCTGACTTTAAAATATCATCCCAATGTTGCGTGGGTAACGGGTTTTTAGCATTGAAAAAATCAATCTGCTCTTGGAACGGCAACTGAAAAATGTCAGAGCCGCGTGGCGTAAAACCTGCACTTTTATTTGAGATATTTAAGCCCATATTAAATTAGAACCTCATTTCCCATGTTTCCAATTTAGCTTTTAAGTTCATGCCATTTTTATTTAGAAAAAATGTTATCGCGCTCGTTGCCTGATCTACTGCTACAGTCAAAGTACAACCAGAAACAGTGCCGATTTCCAAACGTGTTTGTGCTGATTGCGCTAACGTAATCGCGCTACCAATTTTTAATGCTTGAATATCGCCTGAAATAGTTAATAAATTGCTACTACCATCCGCACTAGCAACTAATAATTTGTAGCGCAAAGCTAAAAAATAGCCTTCTGCCAAAATTAATTGATTTGATGTACTAGCGGTTAAATAGTCAGTCGTTAGATAACCATTGACTGCCCCGCCTCCAATTAACAGCGTTATGCCTGAGAGTGCAAACTCGTAATTAGTTGCTCCGCCTACGGCTAATTTACTGCCCCATACATCAAAGTACATTGCCCCCGCATAATAAGCTGGTCTCGTGGTTGGCGCAAAAGAAGAAAATTTGACACAGTAAGCGCCAAACTGGATGCCTGTCCCAGATGTTGTTCCGAAAAACATTTCTCCTGAAGTTTTAAAATTTAATTGCGTTTTCCCCTGCGCTGTTATCTGTAATCCGTTCGCCGCACTGACCACATAATCAAATCTATTCGCACCTGAAGTACCTGTCGTAATTGTTATGCCTGGTGAACCTCCTGGCACACCTAACAAAATATTGCCTGCAACTGTTGCTGAGCTGCCTACATTTAACGACATCCCGCCATACTCATTGATATAAGTTCTAGTAGTCCCGTTGAGTAAAAGTGTAATGAAATTTGAATTTGCGTTTGATGCGATATTTGTCAGATTGACAGTAATAACAGAAGCAATGCCAGTTGTGTTGAACGTCTGATTAACGAATAACGCACTACCCGTAGCGTTGCCAGTTACTGCTGATGCTGTATCAGCTATAGTTAGAGCATTAGTAAATAATTTATACCCTGATAGCGTTTGATTGTTCGTTAAATTAACTGTTGCATTATTTAGATTTGAGATAGACGCGGTTAAATTCGTGACGTTGCCATTAGTGCTGTTTAACGAATTAGTTAAGTTTGTGACACTGGTGTTCGTTGCATTTACTGACGCGGTTAAATTAGTGACGTTGCCATTAGTGCCGTTTAACGAATTAGTTAAGTTTGTGACACTGGTGTTCGTTGCATTTACTGACGCGGTTAAATTTGTAACGTTGCCATTAGTGCTGTTTAACGAATTAGTTAAGTTTGTGACACTGGTGTTCGTTGCATTTACTGACGCGGTTAAATTAGTGACGTTGCCATTAGTGCTGTTTAACGAATTAGTTAAGTTTGTGACATTGGTATTCGTTGCATTTACTGACGCGGTTAAATTCGTGACGTTGCCATTAGTGCTGTTTAACGAATTAGTTAAGTTGGCTACATTGGTATTCGTTGCATTTACTGACGCGGTTAAATTCGTGACGTTGCCATTAGTGACGTTTAACGAATTAGTTAAGTTTGTGACATTGGCATTCGTTGCATTTACTGACGCGGTTAAATTAGTGACGTTGCCATTAGTGCTGTTTAACGAATTAGTTAAGTTGGCTACATTGGTATTCGTTGCATTTACTGACGCGGTTAAATTCGTGACGTTGATAATTGCATTCAATGACGACCTATCTGCATTGCTTAAATGCACATCTGTATTAGCGATATGCGTTTGCAATGCCGATAGCTCGGCAGTCGTTAAAGTCTGACTATTCGCAAAAAAATCAATAAAAGATAAGTCCGTAGTATCTGAATTTAAACTAGCGTAGAACAAATCACCACGAACCGAATGCACTTGACATAAATACATTGTAGCAGGACTAAGTGTGTCATTTTCAAACAACGAAATACTAAATTCGCCAAATTCGTTAGTTTCTGTCGCCGCTGAAATTTTGCCTAAATGCTTTCCTGAGCTAACCTGCCATGCAGTAACAGGTTTTTTATTAACAGCATCAACTAAAATAAACGATATTTTAACGTTATTTAAAATGTCGCCAGTGATAGCACACAAAGGCGCAGTTGCATCTGCAAAAATAGTACGCATTATTTAATCTCTGTTAATACATCAAACCGCCCAGCCAAATCCGCCGTCGCATACGCCAACGCCATCACCTTAGTTAAATCTTCAGTTGGCAAATTGCCATACATACTGACCAATTCATTTTGCAAAGATTCTAGCGATTCAGCACTATCTACTTTGGTTTTAATCTGCGCTATCCAGCTATCAATAGGAGTCGCTGCCAGCTTACTTAACTGCTCCGTGTAATCAGTAACAGGTGTAGGGTCGGCATCATTGGGTTCAGAAAAAGCAGGGGCTGATTTATCTGCCACTTGTGTATTAGTCGTAGGCTGGGCAACGCCCACCTTATCAATAGGTGCAGGTGCAGCCACCGCCTCTACAGCAATATCATAAGTCGTGCTGATATAGTCCAAAGTCGGCTTATAGCCCATGTCAAAGATGACCTTATCACGCTCCACTTGCATCTTTAAATCAGTCGCTGGGGCAACATCACGATATACCGTTGGCAACTTCGCGCCGTTAAAATTCCACTCCACCAACCACTTAACTACGGTGCGATTAAAAGATGAACAAATTAAATCCGCATCGGCGGCGACTAAATCAGCCCGCACCTCTGAAGCCATATTATCGCCGCCCAACTTACCTGCTATGCTGTCTGTTGTGCCTGTATGTCCCAGAATCACTTTAGAAATAGTCGCATTCATCGCGTTATACATTTCCAAATAATCCGCCGTACCTGACCGCGCCGCTTCTAACAACTCAATCGACATCGTTTCAGGAATACGAACGCCACTATCAGATTGAATTGCCCCTAGAGCTTGTAACAAACGCTTCTTTTCATCAGATGAAGCACCATTCGGGTACTTGCCCACAGCCGTAGGCATACCAAATTTTTCTAAGAACACTAGCCAAAAACGAATATCACTACGTTTAAAAAATACGGGCCAATAAAGCCAATGGGCTAAACCCAGACCATAATAATCATCGTCATCATCGCCGCCTGTCGAATACGCCCAAAATTTACGCTCAGGCAATACTTCACCTAATTGATTGGCAGAGGTCAGTAAGCGCAACGAACCATCGGGCGCAAAGCGAAACCGCCGCTGTTTCTTGACCTTAATATCACTGGCGACAATAAACCGCCCATCAGTTACCCATAAACATTCAGCAACCGCATAGCCCCAGAACAACCCGCTCAACATCTTTTCGGACAAGCGGTCGAACGGTAGATTTTTTAATTGCTCACGGACAAAATCCGCAGCCGCTTTGTCCTTAGCCGCCGTACCACCCGCTGTGACCGTCCACTCCTTACCCGACAACGCCAGTTTGCGTTGTTGTAAGGCAGTTTGAACTTGGTCATCACTGCGAGCCTGTTCGTAGATTTTTAAATCACCGCCTCTGGCAATCTGTAGCGGGTCAGTGGTTGGCAAATACGGCAACCCATCTACATAGCCGAGCGTAATATCACGCCCATCCGATGTGGTCGCCACTTCTTCCATGACAGGCGGCTTGCTGGGCGAGGATTCAGCATAAGCCATTGGCACATAAACACCGCTTTGTCGTTGTATCATCAATACACCTTCGTTATTGTTCAAATAAATCAATTTGTTTTTTGTAGGGAACAACATTGCTTAATGATTTTTCAACACCACCGCTTTTTACAAATTTTTGCCACTTTTCATAGTGAGCAGGGCAATAATGAATGTCAGGAGCAACTTCGTTTGCATGAAAACCGCAAAGCCATCTATTACACGTTTTATTTTTCCAACTGGATAATCGCACTGGTAATCAGCCACATCGCCGCATTCAGGACACTGTTTTCCTAAATCGCCACATATAAACCCTATGCGCTTTCTATCTTTGTCATAGCATGGATAGCATGGCATTAAACAAACCCATTAAAATCATTGTCACTACGCAAAACCTCGCGCTCATCACCACCAAACTGCCCAAACCGCTTACTGCCCGACTGACCAAACGCACCCAGCGCATCGCGCCGCACACCTGTCGATTCAAATTCAATCGGCATCGCTTTACAATTGCGTGCCGCATAATCAGCTAAAGCTAGAGAAATAGCATAGTCCGCGTGCCGTGCCAACCCGTCCTCATTTTCCTCAGATGAACCTTTAGGCGGTTTGACAATGCCATCAATACGTTCCAAATCGCGCAGATCAGACTCATGATCGGCATCACGCGGTAAATCGAACAGATCATCCTCAAATGCTTGAATGAATGCCCCCATATTGTCCCGATACCACGACTGAGTCAGCGTAATCGGCTCAACCGATTTGAACTTTTCCCACGTCAATTCGCCGATATTTTGCCCAGACCCCGACGCATCCATCGCGCCGCCACTAAAACGCGGTAGTTGTTCAATCAAGTACCAAAGCACTTGCTGTTGTTGCAATACTGGGCAATTGAATAGCTCAATGACAAACGGCACTTTGCGCGTTAAATTCTGTTGTTTCGCTAACGGTGTAATCACGGACAAATTGCGCTTTCTGGCAAAGTCCATTCCAAAGAAATGCGGACGGGTAGGGTCTAGTAACGATAAGCACGGTTTCAATTCTTGCTTAATCCAATAATCAATTTCTTTGGTGCGACTTTCTACGGTTCGATGCTTAAAATCATCATCAAACGACAAGCGCAAGACAGGGCGTTGTTCCTTCATAGCTCGTTCAATCCACAAGCCAGACAATGCCGAACCTTCACCATCACGCGGGATAACATCCAGCTCTTCACGCATCGCCGCTTTTCGTGGGCCATACGCTTTACGGATTCTTAAATACCAATCCTTCTTGCCTTCTTCCGTGACTTTAATACCCTGCATAAAGCACACCCGCTCATACAGTCCGTTAGCCACGCATTCATCAAAGGTGATTTTGAACACAGCGGCGGCTTTGCCGTACTGTCCGTTCCGTACATCGTTAATTAACTCATTAAACGGATTTTTAACACCACGGTGGGTACTGATAATGCGAATTTTGCCACCCCAGATTAACAACGCAGTGGCAGATTCTATGACTTTACGGACATCTCTATGCAACGCCGCCTCGTCAATATCGACAATACCTTGCAATCCGTGGACATTCTCAGGGCGGCTGGATAACGCCACAATGCGATAGCCAGAAGAAAAGCGAACCCGAAACGCAGTAATGTGTTGTGTGGCTTCACCGCGCTTAACTTGGTCTTCAAAAATAAACTGTTCAATTTGTGATACTCCTTCGCCTTGAGCAGAGACAATAACCTTAGCGAACTTGGCAACATAGCCGATAAACTCAAGCCCTTTTTCTCTCGTATCGCCAATATAGAACACATTAGAACCGCCAGCAGATTTGCGCGATGCGGCAGTAATCGTGTCATCCAATGCCGTGGCTAGCGTAATCCCAGAACGGCGGCATTTTTCACCTACCGCCAAATCGACCGAGTGAATTAATTTAATCCACGCCGTTTGATGCGCCATAAACACACCATCATTCAACGGATTAAAATCATCGGGAATCGAACGCACACTGTCGGGTAATTCTTCCCATTCGACAATGCGCTGAGTATCGGCAAGTGCGGGTAACATTACACGCCACCCATCAACACTTTGTTGCGCCAAAAACTGGCTTGCTGTTCATCTAAGCCTTGTGCTTTTGCCGCTGCATCTACCCGCTTAGCGGCTTCTTCCAGCGTTTCGTTGCGAATTTTGGCAGCATATTCCAGTTGCCACTTCTTAACCGCAACCGACGCACGACTAATATCCGATGAAGCCCGTGCCGCCTTGCCCAATAGCTCAATTTGCTTGCTGGGGTCTTCTTCCTCATCGACTTCTACCAAATTACTGACCGATGTGAACAGCCGCGCTTGAATAATCGAGAGTGTGGCATCATTTAAATCGCCGCCTTCGTCCTTGACGCTTTTTTTAATCTGCAAGGCTTCCTCAGTCGCAAATTTTACAAACTGCAAATTCTTTTTTACTTTCTGCGCCCGACCCCATACTGCCCCGCGCTCAATCTGCCAGCCATTGGCTTTGCACCAATCCGAAATTTCAGACATCTTTTTAAAACCGCGCCGTACAATCTCTGCGTCAATCACAGCAATCTCTTCAGGCGATAACTCATCAAAGACAGAAACGTTTGGCATTACCAATACTTCGCTGGTCTGGCAATACCCGCTTCACAATCTACGGTATATTCAACAACATCTACGCCATAGCGTGCTAACTTGGCAAACCAACGCCCATCGGGTTTTTTCTCTATCTTAATTAAATCGCGCTCCTGCAAATAATCGAGATGCCGCCGCATTTCATCTTGGGTGCAGTCAGGGTATTCCGATTGCAATACCGACAAGACAATGGATTCAAACGCGCCCAAAGGTTGGGCGTTATTCAGCGTGATTAACACCATCCAGCGCAACGTTTCCCGTCGCAATTTTGCCATATCAACCATTGGTGGGGTTTCTCCGTTCTATAACGTGTAGTTCGCCTAATTTTTCGGTCAATCGCTCCAATTTGAGGGCAAAACCATCAATCTTGGTTTCGATGACTGATTGGTTGCGGTTGGCATCATCGCGCCGCTGGTAATCGATTGGTAACGCGGCTTTTAGCTCTAGCAATTCTCGATCTACACGCCGATATTCAGCAAAAAGGCTATTGATGTGGCTTAATACAATTTTATATACAGTAAATAGCCCTGCTATAAGGGTGGATAACACGATGGCTAACTGATTCAAATCTAATTGAATAACCATCACCAACCCCGCACCTGATAACGACTACGGCGGTGATGACAGCACTTTTTTTCAAACGCGGGTGTTGAAATGCTTGGACTTGGTAAAGCAGGAGCGAATAACTGTAAAAAGGGGATTATTTTTTTGAACATGGCGCACACCGTGTAAATAAACAGTGTGGCTAGTGTATAGAGAGGGGTTAGTGCGAGGCATACGAAGTGCTTCGCATAAAAAAGCCCAACGGGTTAGGTTGGGCTTCAAGAGCTGGATGCAATCAGGTTTGATAATTAGTCAATCTGGTTTTCGATGTCTAATATATTATCAACATATTCAGGTTCAGGTGGTAGTGTTTTTAGCACATCGATATTTTTAGCAAACGAACATTCCAAAAAATCTGAATGATTGTCTGTCTCAAATTCAGAAATCGGTGTCATAACTGTGTTTAGCGGTAGCGATAATGTCATTTGCATCGCCTCTTGCTTGACCATTTTCATAATTTGCAAACTCTTTTTTATTTCTTGCGCTCTTTTCCAAAACGCGCAGCGCTTAATATCACAGCCTTCTTCCTGCCACCTCGCCACTAACTCAATATCTGATAATCGCCCAATCTGCGATATTTCTTTATCAGAAACCCCTAAACTACGCATACGCTTTACCCATTTCTTAAGCCGTTTAGCCCTAGTTTTATCAACTGGAAAAGGGTGATTTTTATTTTTCATATTTTCCTCATTACACATTAAACATTAAACATTAAACAAATCCAACTGCGCTTTATCAACTACAACCACCGCCTTACAAATTGTCTGAATCTGTCTATCAGTGAGTTGGTGCGCTCTGGCTAATGCAAACAACGACCAACCTTGTTGACGTTGGTCTCTAATCAACTGATTACGGATTGCATTCCGTAGTTTTTTGCCATTCGGGATGTTCAATAGTTCGCCGCCAAAATGCTTACACAATAACATCGCCTCGGCAAAACCCAAGTTTTGCGCTAGGTGATGGTCGAGCGTCACTGACTGCGGTACAGACAAATGTCCACCGCCGTAATGCCGCCAGACCGCCACCGCCACACAGTCACCGCAATAGTCAGCAATCGTCAATAGCGTTTTAGGTGTCAAGTCGGGCGGCAATAAACTCATGGCTTTACCCGTCCTTGCCATTTTTTCAGGCTTTCAATGACCATACTGGCTTGCGCCGTTGACAGCCATTGCAACGCATCCACCTTGGTTAGACGCTTCACATAGGCACACAACGAGGATTCAGACGAATTTTTCACAATGCCTTGCCCGTGCATTTCTAGCCACAATGCGCGGATTTTCTTGGATTGCGCGTCATCGGCGAGCGGGCGGCTTTTCTGGTTGCCATTAGCGTCTTTGGTTTTGACTTTGAAGCCAAAGTCTTTCATTTTTTGCAAGGCTTTGTTCAATCCATCAAGGCTTAACGTACTCGCCGAATACTTGCCGTCTTTCTTTGTCGCGCCCTGCATCGGTAGCCAAATGCCATAATAAAATTCGTCATCCCAGCCTAATTTGCTTTTGCCAACCTGTAGCAAGGTGTACAGTCTTTTACGTTGCTCAACATTGCCTTGTGATTCAGTCCCGGAGCGTTGGCGGTATTTTTTCGCGCTCATGATTTCACCTTTAGGGCATTCATTTCGATTTGAGCCTTGTTTAAGTTAGCAAACGGGTCACTAATCGCTCTGTCACCATTAGCCGCATAAACCCACCATCTACCAGATACGCCAGACACATAAAACAGCCTGTTGTAGCTCCAGTATTTTTTCTCATGCTGAGGTACTTTTGCGTTCATAACGCCGCAATATCCAACGATATTGCCTCCCAAGGTGAATCAATATCTTGCCGTTCATAGACCCGCACATAGCCTTTAGAACCAATGGGCAAAATAGCGTCGGCAATCGCTTGTTTAGCCGCATCCCATTCGGGGTGCTTGATATTAATACGCCGTAATCTAAGGATTTCAGATACATTCAAATTGCCATTCGTCAGCGTGAATGCGTTCATTAGCAACGCCTTGGTGACTTCATCTACACCTTCGCTTTTCTCCGAAATCAGCTTGTCTATGTGTCGCTTAGCTTCTTCTAGCTTTTCGGTAAATGTGATACGGTCAGCATAGGTAATCGCCACTTTCGCGGTTTGGGCGTAATTGGTCAGTGTGACGTTATTCTTTGCGCCGCCCATTTTTACGTCATAATTGGAGATGCTAAATGCTAAAAACTCTTCGATATTAGCAAAGGCAGTCGCTTTTACACCGCGCAAAACAGCTTGTTCAGTTCGCCAAGTATTGACCATATTATTGACTAAATCATCACGCGCTAAGTCCACTACATCAATGATAGAAACTGGGCAAATACGCCCTTTGCTATCAGTGCGTGGTAACGTAGCAGGGTCGTCTTTAGCTTCTTCGCTTTTTTTGAAAAGCTCAGCAATAAATGCTGCACTGCGATTTAAAAAAGGGTTATTCATTTTGTATTCCTCTTGAAGATAAATTGTTTAGCGAGTACCAAATCAATACCTGTACTGGTTTTTGTTTGTTGATACCATGCTTCTAATTGCTGTTTATCAAAAAACATCTCGCCTTTGTTGTTACGCAAGGCGGGTTGTAATTTTGACGCTTTAATGCGTCTGCGTAATTCGTCCGTAGATTCGCCAAATGCTTTCGCTATTTGCTTGATAGTAACTAATTGAGGGGGCATTAACGTTTCCCTCCTGCTTGTTTGCGCTCATGACGATAACAACGGTGCATCGGTTCAACCTGTTTGTTATCGCGTACCACAACACGGTGTTTTCTCTCAAACCGTGCCTCATTCGCTTCTTGAAAACACGCCAGATTAGCGACTGAAATCCACATAGCGGCAATGGCTTGTCTGTCCCGTTTCTGTTCAGACTGTAAGCCTTCGGCTTCCCGATAGGCGCAATCCACCTCTAATGCCGCCTGTAAAATAGCCTGTGGGTTTGACAAAAACATCGATAACGCAATCACCGCGTTAAAACGCCGATTCGCCAACAAGGATTTGTTGGCAAAATACAAATGGACACTCTCTTCGTCTGGATTGACTAAAAAATCCTTAAAGAAAAATTGCTGTTTGGTTAAGCCATACTCGGCATTAAGGCGTATAAACACATCGCCAAAATAATCCAGTTGTGCATCGTGCAGTAATGCGCCCATGTCAAGCCCCCATGATTAAATCAAAGCTCACTTTGTCAAAACCGAGTTGGGCGGCTTCGTTCATCGCACCTGTGACGAGGTTGTTAATCATCA